GCAATAGGTGTGCTGGGTAGCCTGGTATTTGGCCTGCTGACGTACCTGACAAACCTTTATTTCAAGATTAAAGAAGATAAGCGTAAGGCTGCGAGAGGTGAATAATGTCGCCATCATTACGCAAGGCTGTTGCAGCTGCTATTGGTGGTGGGGCTGTTGCCATAGCGTCTGTGCTCATCACTGGTCCGAGTGGTGACGATGGTCTGGAAGGTGTCAGCTACATACCATATAAAGATATCGTTGGCGTATGGACTGTATGTTACGGGCACACCGGAAAAGACATTATGCTCGGTAAAACGTATACCGAAGCAGAATGCAAAGCCCTCCTGAATAAAGACCTTGCCACTGTCGCCAGACAAATTAACCCGTACATCAAAGTCGATATACCGGAAACAACGCGCGGCGCTCTTTACTCGTTCGTTTACAACGTGGGTGCTGGCAATTTCAGAACATCGACGCTTCTTCGCAAAATAAACCAGGGTGATATCAAAGGCGCATGTGACCAGCTACGTCGCTGGACATACGCTGGCGGTAAGCAGTGGAAAGGACTGATCACCCGCCGCGAGATTGAGCGCGAAGTTTGCCTGTGGGGTGAGAATCCGCAAAATCTCAACGATGGATTTGGGCCACTTAACCCTGGAACGCCTGCAACAACGCCGGGAGTGTTCTGATGAAACCCAACAAAATTGCGATTATTGCGGTTCTGCTGGTGGTTGTCGTAATTATCATCGCGGTGCTCTGTGTTCTGCTGGCACGCAGCAATGCAGCACTGACCATATCTGAAAGTGACATCCGGGTACTGCGCAGCGACAACGCGCTACAGGCGACCGTCATAGCTACCCAAGCCTTCAACTTCAACCGGTTTAACCTGGTAGCAGAGAACACCAACCGTCTTAACTCGCTGATTGATACCGGCACCGAGAAAACTGTTATCGAATACCGAGAGATTCTCCGTCGTGAAAAAACCTGTGATATGCCTGTTCCTGCTGATGTCGCTGGTGGGCTGCTCAACTACGCGAACCGTTTACGTGCCAGCGCAATGCACACCGATTCCAGGAACGTTGACGCAGCCAGTGATAGCGCCGTTACCACCCGCTCAATAACGTATTGTCAGGCCATTCTGTGGATTAGCCCGCTGCTGGCAGCTATTGAGAAGGCGAATAGTCAGTTGGCGGGTATCAGGGACATAGAGAATAGCAGATTATAGATAGCTATTTCTCTATATAAGTTAAGGAAAATATAGGTTATTCTCATCATGTTTTTAATGGCTTTGAGACATTATTATGGATAATATCATTAATTTAGAAAGAGTCATTTGGGTTATTCTGTGTGTCGGTGTGATGTTTGTAGTCCCAAGGTTAGTGGCTGCGAGAATAACTTCATCGGTTCAACATGAGTACAATGAACTTCTTGAGTCAATTAAGTTATCTCATCAGCGACAGTTAGAGAGCGAAAAAAACTTAAGAGAAATCAGGCTTAAGTCAGCTCTGATTGCTGAGTTGCTTGCCTTATGGATTAGCCATCCTGATGACAGAGTTAGATTAAGACAGTTAACCTATGAAGCATTTCTGTGGTTACCTCCAGAGTTGGCTAGTGAGCTTTCAGATATTCTTTCGAAAACCCCCGGTGCACCAGATGTGAGGGTATATTTAATTAAAGTAAGAAAACTGTTGTTAGGTAAAGTTGATACATTGGAAGCGAATAAAGTGATACACTTTCCGCTAAGTCAGTATGAGCAGACTCAGAAAAAGTTAAATAATCCACTCGGTTAGATTAACCGCCTTTTGGCGGTTTTTTTATTGCCATCACAATGGGCAGGCCCATCGTAACGGCAGTATCTTATATACACCAATGACATCTCTGGATGGTTGGCAGTCCTGTTAGTTGGCCTGCGGTGGACTCGGCCTCGTCAAGCGTAAGAACACATACTTTTTGGTATCGGCCAGTAGTAAAGCTGGCGTGATTTTTAGGACTGATTAACGGGTTGATTGATTTGCATGAGGCTCGATGAATCCGCGTAAATCTGGCATCACTTTTTCTGCCTTTCCCGCTGGCCGACTTAAGCAGATTAATAACGAATCCATCGGAATGGGTCGCTAGCCAACTCTTGTACATCGCTTCGCTATCAACATCCTGTATTTCACTGCTGAAAATAGTAATGCCCATATTTTTTCCGTATATGACTAACTGATATGAATATGTATCAGGACTATTTTATGGCAAAACCAGAGTAGAAGGCCATTGGGTCCGGAGTGTTGATGTGAACAAATTACCCCCCCTCTAAGTGTAATTGATATGTATTATCATTTTCGGGTCCTTTCCGGCGATCCGGAGCGTTACGGGGCGGAAGGCGCGCGGGTTTTCGCTATTTATGAAAATTTTCCGGTTTAAGGCGTTTCCGTTCTTCTTCGCCGTAACTTAATGTTTTTATTTAAAACACCCCCTGAAAAGAAAGGAAACGACAGGTGCTGAAAACGGGCTTTTTGGCCTCTGTCGTTTCCTTTCTCTGTTTTTGTCCGTGGAATGAACAATGGAAGTCAACAAAAAGCAGCTGGCTGACATTTTCGGCGCGAGTATCCGTACCATTCAGAACTGGCAGGAGCAGGGAATGCCCGTTCTGCGGGGTGGTGGCAAGGGTAATGAGGTGCTTTATGACTCTGCCGCCGCCATAAAATGGTATGCCGAAAGGGATGCTGAAATTGAGAACGAAAAGCTGCGCCGGGAAGTTGAAGAACTGCGGCAGGCCAGCGAGACAGATCTCCAGCCAGGGACTATTGAGTACGAACGCCATCGACTTACGCGTGCGCAGGCCGACGCACAGGAGCTGAAAAATGCCAGAGACTCCGCTGAAGTGGTGGAAACTGCATTCTGTACTTTCGTGCTGTCGCGGATCGCAGGTGAAATTGCCAGTATTCTCGACGGGATCCCCCTGTCGGTGCAGCGGCGTTTTCCGGAATTGGAAAACCGACATGTTGATTTCCTGAAACGGGATATCATCAAAGCCATGAACAAAGCAGCCGCGCTGGATGAACTGATACCGGGGTTGCTGAGTGAATATATCGAACAGTCAGGTTAACAGGCTGCGGCATTTTGTCCGCGCCGGGCTTCGCTCACTGTTCAGGCCGGAGCCACAGACCGCCGTTGAATGGGCGGATGCCAATTACTATCTCCCGAAAGAATCCGCATACCAGGAAGGGCGCTGGGAAACACTGCCCTTTCAGCGGGCCATCATGAATGCGATGGGCAGCGACTACATCCGCGAGGTGAATGTGGTGAAGTCTGCCCGTGTCGGTTATTCCAAAATGCTGTTGGGTGTTTATGCCTACTTCATAGAGCATAAGCAGCGCAACACCCTTATCTGGTTGCCGACGGATGGTGATGCCGAGAACTTTATGAAAACCCACGTTGAGCCGACCATCCGCGATATTCCGTCGCTGCTGGCGCTGGCCCCGTGGTATGGCAAAAAGCACCGGGATAACACGCTCACCATGAAGCGTTTCACCAATGGGCGTGGTTTCTGGTGTCTGGGCGGTAAAGCGGCAAAAAACTACCGTGAAAAGTCAGTGGATGTGGCGGGTTATGATGAACTTGCTGCCTTTGATGATGATATTGAACAGGAAGGCTCTCCGACGTTCCTGGGTGACAAGCGTATTGAAGGCTCGGTCTGGCCAAAGTCCATCCGTGGCTCCACGCCCAAAGTGAGAGGCACCTGTCAGATTGAGCGTGCAGCCAGTGAATCCCCGCATTTTATGCGTTTTCATGTTGCCTGCCCGCACTGCGGGGAGGAGCAGTACCTTAAATTTGGCGATAAAGAGACGCCGTTTGGCCTCAAATGGACGCCGGATGATCCCTCCAGCGTGTTTTATCTCTGCGAACATAATGCCTGCGTCATCCGCCAGCAGGAGCTGGACTTCACTGATGCCCGTTATATCTGCGAAAAGACCGGGATCTGGACCCGTGATGGCATTCTCTGGTTTTCGTCATCCGGTGAAGAGATTGAGCCGCCGGACAGCGTGACCTTCCACATCTGGACGGCGTACAGCCCGTTCACCACCTGGGTGCAGATTGTCAAAGACTGGATGAAAACGAAAGGGGATACGGGAAAACGTAAAACCTTCGTGAACACCACGCTCGGTGAGACATGGGAAGCGAAAATCGGTGAACGTCCGGATGCTGAAGTGATGGCAGAGCGGAAAGAGCATTATTCAGCGCCCGTTCCTGACCGTGTGGCTTACCTGACTGCCGGAATCGACTCCCAGCTGGATCGCTACGAAATGCGCGTATGGGGATGGGGGCCGGGTGAGGAAAGCTGGCTGATTGACCGGCAGATTATTATGGGCCGCCACGATGATGAACAGACGCTGCTGCGTGTGGATGAGGCCATCAATAAAACCTATACCCGCCGGAATGGTGCAGAAATGTCGGTATCCCGTATCTGCTGGGATACTGGCGGGATTGACCCGACCATTGTGTATGAACGCTCGAAAAAGCATGGGCTGTTCCGGGTGATCCCCATTAAAGGGGCATCCGTCTACGGAAAGCCTGTGGCCAGCATGCCACGTAAGCGAAACAAAAACGGAGTTTACCTTACCGAAATCGGTACGGATACCGCGAAAGAGCAGATTTATAACCGCTTCACACTGACGCCGGAAGGGGATGAACCGCTTCCCGGTGCCGTTCACTTCCCGAATAACCCGGATATTTTTGATCTGACCGAAGCGCAGCAGCTGACTGCTGAAGAGCAGGTCGAAAAATGGGTGGATGGCAGGAAAAAAATACTGTGGGACAGCAAAAAGCGACGCAATGAAGCACTCGACTGCTTCGTTTATGCGCTGGCAGCGCTGCGCATCAGTATTTCCCGCTGGCAACTGGATCTCAGTGCACTGCTGGCGAGCCTGCAGGAAGAGGATGGTGCAGCAACCAACAAGAAAACACTGGCAGATTACGCCCGTGCCTTATCCGGAGAGGATGAATGACGCGACAGGAAGAACTTGCCGCTGCCCGTGCGGCACTGCATGACCTGATGACAGGTAAACGGGTGGCAACAGTACAGAAAGACGGACGGCGAGTGGAGTTTACGGCCACTTCCGTGTCTGATCTGAAAAAATACATTGCTGAGCTGGAAGTGCAGACCGGCATGACACAGCGACGCAGGGGACCTGCAGGATTTTATGTATGAAAACGTCCACCACTCCCACCCTTCTGGGGCCGGACGGCATGACATCACTGCGTGAATATGCCGGTTATCACGGCGGTGGCAGCGGATTTGGTGGGCAGTTGCGGGCATGGAACCCACCGAGTGAAAGTGTGGATGCAGCCCTGCTGCCCAACTTTACCCGTGGCAATGCCCGCGCAGACGATCTGGTACGCAATAACGGCTATGCCGCCAATGCCATCCAGCTGCATCAGGATCATATCGTCGGGTCTTTTTTCCGGCTCAGTCATCGCCCAAGCTGGCGCTATCTGGGCATCGGGGAGGAAGAAGCCCGAGCCTTTTCCCGCGAGGTTGAAGCGGCATGGAAAGAGTTTGCCGAGGATGACTGTTGCTGCATTGACGTTGAGCGAAAACGCACGTTTACCATGATGATTCGGGAAGGTGTGGCCATGCACGCCTTTAACGGTGAACTGTTCGTTCAGGCCACCTGGGATACCAGTTCGTCGCGGCTGTTCCGGACACAGTTCCGGATGGTCAGCCCGAAGCGCATCAGCAACCCGAACAATACCGGCGACAGCCGGAACTGCCGTGCCGGTGTGCAGATTAATGACAGCGGCGCGGCGCTGGGATATTACGTCAGCGAGGACGGGTATCCTGGCTGGATGCCGCAAAAATGGACATGGATACCCCGTGAGTTACCCGGCGGGCGCGCCTCGTTCATTCACGTTTTTGAACCCGTGGAGGACGGGCAGACCCGCGGTGCAAATGTGTTTTACAGCGTGATGGAGCAGATGAAGATGCTCGACACGCTGCAGAACACGCAGCTGCAGAGCGCCATTGTGAAGGCGATTTATGTCTATCATCTCACCGTAGTTGCCCGCATCGTTCGCCAACTCCACTGAAACCCTTGCTGCGTCTGGAATGTCGTTTTCCATGCTTTTGATGACCGTTCATCACCCTTCCAGTTTTTCGCGGTTTTGTGTATTGCAATGTGTATTGCAAATTGGCGATCGGGATGGGTGTGTATTGCAAATCTCTTGAGGGCTTTTAATGGCTATTGAAAACAAACTCAGTGACAAACTGTTAAAGAGTCTTGTCGGAAAACGGCAGGACAAACAAAAAACAATAGCGGATGGGCGCGGGTTGTCTGTGCGTGTAAGCATGGTTGGGGGGATCAGCTTTGTTTTTTACTATCGTCTTGGTGGCAGGGAATCCCCTCCGGTATGGCTTACACTTGGTCGCTATCCTGACATGTCTCTTGCAACGGCCAGGCGCATGCGTGATCAGTGCCGTGAATGGCTGGCTGAAAATCTGGACCCCCGCAGGCAAATAAAACTTGCTGCCGAAAAAACTATGCAACCAGTGACCGTAAGGGATGCGCTGTTTTACTGGTACGACAATCACGCCACAACAGCCAGAAAAGAGCATGAATATTTAATAAAACGATTTGAAAAGCATATCTTCCCCTATATCGGTGATATGGCTATAGAACAGTGCAAATTACACACATGGCTTACCGTCTTTGACAGGATCAAAAAAAATGCGCCTGTTATGTCTGGTGCAATTTTTCTTGATATCAAACAGGCGTTGCGTTTTTGTCGCGTCAGGCAATACATCGCGTGCGATCCCTTTGGAGATATTAACGTAAGTTATGTCGGGCGCTCATCCGGTATAAGGGATCGCGTTCTTAATATCAATGAAACCGCTGATGTATGGTCTTATGCTTACGGTAATAATTTGCTAACTCTGTCATCAATATATAACCGAAGAATAATGGTTATCTGCCTGGTGTTTGGTTGCCGACAGCAGGAGGCGAGGCTATCCACCTGGGACGAATGGGATTTAAAAAACTGGGTATGGACAGTCCCAAAAGAGCACAGCAAAAACAAGGAGGCTATAGTAAGGCCTGTTCCTGACGGAATAAAACAATGGATCGTTAATCTTTACGCAGAAACAAAAAATCGCGGTTATGTTGTCGGTTGTGCTTTGCAAAGGGCGACAATAACAGGGGCTGCAAACAGAATATGCAGGCGTCTTGGTCATGATACTAATGGCTTGTGGTGCATACATGATTTCAGGCGCACATTTTCCACTACGCTTAATGATATGGGGGCGGATCCTTATATTGTCGAACTTCTTTTAGGTCATAAAGTGAAAGGGGTTGCTGGTGTTTACAATAAAAGCAGGCATATAAAGAAAAAACTTGAGGTGCTTAATATATGGGTTAATTACCTTAATACGATAGCAGGATTTAACAACAACGTTATCGAGCTTAATAAAGAGGTGGTGTGATATGGCAATTTATTCTCTTGTTGATGAAAACGATTTGCGCACAATGAAGGACATTGATCGGTTCATTCGTGAAAAAGAGTGCATAGCACTTACCACGCTGGCAAACTCAACACGCTGGAAAATGGAGCAGGCAGGTAAATTCCCGCGACGTATCAAGATCGGTGAACGTGCTGCAGGGTATCGACTTTCAGAGGTTCAGGCATGGATCCGTGGTGAGTGGCATCCTGGATGGAAACCTGGAAAAACAAAACAGCAATAACCAGTAAATAATGCCCCTCATCACGAGGGGTTTTTTGTCTATAAGGTAAAAACGCGATGAATAAAAATATTGCCGTGACGGGCAAGGGGTACGCTCGTCCAGTGAAAAAATTCTGCGATATTCGTGATCTCGTCGTTCTGCGCTTTGATAGTGTGAACGTTCGTGTGGTGTATCTGAACGGCGATCCGTGGTTTGTTGCAAAAGATGTTTGTGCTGTGCTGGAACTAACCAATTCGCGTACGGCGTTGCAGATGCTTGATGATGATGAAAAGGGAGTAAATTTAACTTACACCCCAGGAGGAAATCAGAATATGAGAATTATCTCTGAGTCAGGTTTCTACAAACTAATAGCCCGCAGCCGCAAAGCAACGACGCCTGGCACATTTGCTCATCGTTTCAGTAACTGGGTATTCAGAAATGTGATACCGGGTATCAGAAAAACGGGGGCTTATGGTATCCCGTGGGGTGCATTACAGGATTTTTCCCGCCGTAAAGAGCAATATCAAATAAGTGCCAGCGAGAAGGGGAGGGAGCTACAGGCATGTAAGCGCAAAAAGCGTGAGCTGGAGGAAGAAGAAAAAACGCTGATACGTGAATATCAGCCTGAGTTTTACTTTGGTAACCGCATTCAGTGACAAAACAAAGGCGACCGCAAAAGGGTCGCCAGTGGGAACAAGGGAAAACAAAAGCATCACCAACAATGCCACATTTGCGGCTGGTGGGCAATGTGATCAGCCTGGTGGGCGGTTCCTGTTAGCTTTCATTACCCGGGGCTGTTTATTGAGAAACTCATCAAGCGCAAATTTTGTAGGCGCTGGTTCTGTATTTGGTGGCATTTGTTTAGCGTGTGCCTTTTCTTTCTGGCGTGCAACAATGCTCTGTAAAAGCAATCTTCGTTGTTCTGCGAAAATCTCTTCAGTGGATAGGTATTTTTTGCTCATAGTGCCGACCTGTAAAGCAATGCGCCGGAGTACCTCACACCACAGCGCTGATAGTGATTATTCTTGCTCTTTAGCCTTGCGTCGCTGGCGGTATTCAACTTCTCGCTTTAATGCTGCTGTTACAAACTGCCCTGTACTTTCACCAGGCATTTTTACCGCCTCAACATTGTTCATAACTTCATGCGGAACCCTTGCCGCAACTGTTTGTGATTTTGCGTTTACTGCTTTTGTCGCCATGTTGTGTACCCCTCACAAAAAACAAATGCAGTATGCAGGAAAAAAAACAAGTGTTCAACACTTGACGTGTTCAACACCTGGGTTTAAATTGGTGTTCAACACCTTGTTGGTGCAAGGTGCAGAAACGACGAAACCCGGCAGTGCGCTAACACTAACCGGGCTTCTAACCACCAACGATAGCAACAGTATCGAGGTAGCTATGAGAAATCATACCACACACCCGCAAGGGCGGGGCTCGCACAACCTGAATAAATACATCTGGCGTTTTATCGCCCTGAGTACGGCACAACCGCGCGTGATTACCATTGAGGCCACCAGCGAACAGGAAGCCCGTCAGCAATCACCGGCTGGCTGCGTGATGGTATTCGCCGCCCGTATTCGTCAGGGGGTGCACCATGTGCAATAACACCCGTCCGGACGCAGCCGCCGAAGCAATCAAAACACTGATTGATGCGCTGATTGATATTTCTGTTATCGCGGACAGGGCGCATAAGCACGCTACCAGTGAAACAGAATATGCCGGGGCTTTCGTTCCTCATTCACTGGCTGTAATGCAACTTAGTGCTGATATGGCACTGAATGAGGCCAGCAAAATTATCATGGCTGATATGGAGGTGGTGAGCCATGAATAATAATGAAGCGCACTTATCTGTAGTGCTGAATGTGCCGTCAGATTATACGTGGCGCGTACTGGTGTATCTGGAAAAAGGCCGGGTTAAATGCCAGTGCCGTTTAATGGAAAACGAATTTATCAGCACTCTTGCGGGATTTTCTGAAATGCTCACTAAATCGGGTGTTAGTGCAGACCAGTTACGCGGGGGCGATTATGCGAAATAAACATGATATTGAAGACCTGGCATTTGAAGCCCTGCACTCTGCGAAAAAAATCAGGGAAGTCGTCAATATGTGGATGAACAGCCTTAGCACCGATGAATCCGATAGCAGAGAGGAAATTCTTATTTCTTTGTTGTTAGACCTGGCAAATACACAGGTTTCTCTGACATCTGATATTGAACTCGCCGCTAAAAATCTGCCTCTGGAGTAAAAAAACATGAAACAGAAAAATTCTGGCTTTACTGCCAGTGGTCTCCCTCGGCCTGAAATCCGCCCCGGCGATATTTTCCGGGATAACTACGGTGGCACGGTAACGATTAAAAGCGTGGCGGGGCGGTGCGTTACTTACCGCCGTGATGGGTACGGCTATGACTGCGTGATGCCTGCTTATCAGTTCCGGCGTGATTTTTCACTGATACAGGCCACACCACGCAAACAGCCCACCAGCAACGCAAAGGCACGGGCAAATATTCAGAAAATGAAAAACATGATTAACGCATTCAGGGGCAAAAAATGAAACTGGCACCGAACTTAAAAAAACAGCCACACGACAAAATGACCGAAGTCATTATTTTTGCGGGTAGTGATGCCTGGGCGCACGCGAAACAGTGGCAGGAACAGGACGGGCGACTTGCTGGTGATAACGTCCCGCCTGTATGGCTGGGAGACAGCCAGCTTGACGAACTGGCAGACCTGAAAATTATCGACGATGGTCGCTATTGTGTCCGGCTGTACAAGGCAGGCCACATCAAGCCGTCAAATATTAATGCTATCGGGCAAAAGCTGGCGGCGGCAGGTGTACGGGATGCGAATTATTACCCTGATGGAATGCACAGCCAGAAGCTGGAGAACTGGCACGACTACCTGCAACGGATCCGCGAACAGGCAGAGCGCGGGGAAATACTTACTGACGAGCAATACAGCCAGCGAAAAACCACGCTACCAATGAGCATTGGATCTGCAGGGTACGACACACAGCTTGATTATGTCGTTAAGGGCGTGATTCCGGCTAATTCATTGTGCAGCACATACGGCGCGAGCGGTTCCTATAAATCGTTCCTCGCGTGTTCCTGGGCGTGTCATGTTGCCACTGGCCGTCACTGGGGAGGCCGCAGGGTGGCGCATGGTTCGGTGATGTATGTTGTCGGTGAAGGTGGCATTGGTGTCCCCCGCCGTATCAAGGCATGGGAAATCGTTAATGATGAACGGGTGGAAAATCTGTACCTGGTAAACCGCCCGATTTTTCCGGCAGTCCCGCTTGATGTTGATGAAATGGTCATCGCTTCCCGCCAGGTTGAACGGGAAACGGGTAAACCGGTACGCATGATTATTCTTGATACGCTGGCGCGTTGCTTTGGCGGTAATGATGAAAATGACGCGCGGGATATGGGGGCGTTTATCCGTGGATGTGACGAACTGAAACGCCGCACAGGGGCCACGGTGCTGGTGGTTCACCATTCCGGCAAGGATGAAACAAAGGGGGCGCGTGGTTCCAGTGCATTTCGTGCATCTCTGGACGCTGAATACCGTATTCGCCGTGAAGGTGCAGACAGTGAAGCCCTGGTTATCTCCTGCACAAAAATGAAGGACGCGGAGGAACTGAAAGAGGCCGCATACGATTTACGTGTGGTGGAGCTTTTTACCGACACTGACGGGGAGTTAATCACGTCGCTGGTTGTTGTGGATAAGCCGCGCCCACCCGTTGAACTGGAGCGCATCGAGGAAGCCGGGAACAAGACGGAGAATCATGCCGCGCTATGGGGCTGTATCCGTTCACGCACACAGCGCGGAGATAAATGCACTATTCCGTTGTTGCGCGATGATATGAAAAAGCTGGGGTATGAGATGAAACACTTCCGGCGCTGGCTGTACAAGCTGGAAGGTGATGGCGTTATTGCTATTGACGGTGATGACGTGCGCCCACTGTAAAAAGTGGGTAGTAAAAGTGGGGAGTGTGGGGAATTTAACAAAATTGAAACGTGATTCCCCACTTTCCCACCTGTATATACCCCAAAAAGTGGGGAATAAAAAACACATTGAAAAACATCACGTTAGAATCACAAAAAAAAGAAGTGGGGAGACGTTGGGTAATTTCAAAAAGTGGGTAGTAAAAGTGGGGAGCAGTGAGGAATGACCAGAAAAACCAGAGATAAGACAGCGCCAAAATATAAAGCGTTAGACATGACAGAGCACGCCTTAAAGGTGGCAATCAGAACGATAGACCGCCACGCTGGGGAAGGATACGCGAAAGCACACCCCGAACTGATAAGCGCATTCATGACCACGACGGCGGCAAACTTTGCCACGCTGACAGAACGGGAGATTGCCGAAGCGGAACAGGTGACAACCATCAACGTTAAAACTGGAGAGCAGACAGCATGACAGCACAGATAGCGGCTTACGGGCGGCTGGTGGCTGACCCGCAGTTAAAGACCACCAGCAAGGGTACACAAATGACGATGGCTAGTATGGCGGTCCCCCTTCCGTGCAGCCAGGCAGATGACGGAACGGCGACGATGTGGTTATCCGTCCTGGCGTTTGGCAGACAGGCCGACGCACTGGCAAAACACCACAAAGGCGAACTGGTGAGCGTGGCGGGTAACATGCAGGTAAGACAGTGGACAGGCCAGAACGGTGAAACGCGGCAGGGCTGGCAGGTTATCGCAGACAGCGTAATCAGTGCGCGAACGGTGCGACCGGGCGGCAAAAAAGGTCAACAGGGTCAGGCTACTGACGCACTGAACAGAGCAAAACAACAGGCAGATCAGCAAGGAAGCCATCCACCAGTGGGAGAAAATGAGCAATGGGGAGATGATATTCCGTTTTAAATATTGCCAATAAAAAAGGCCGGAAAAAAATAAATTTTCCGGCATGCTACATAAATCCCGACCAAAGGGAGTGAAGATATTAACACTAATTATCCGCGCTGAAGTTGTTATCCCAAAACTTTATACAACATTGCACTCGGTTGCATGTATTCGCATGACAAATATCGGTGATAGCATATATCCACAATTATTTTTAATGAATGCAAAGAGGATGCGTATGGTTGATTTATATTCGCCTACACAGCTTGTGCAGGTGGCTAATGCTGAAGATGTGCAAAAAAAATTAAATGCGTTGTTTACCAGTTTGTTTTTCACTCGCTCGGTAATGTTTGAATCGAGAGACATTATTCTTGATACGATCGACGATCCAAATATCCCGATCGCGGCGTTTTGCTCTCCTATGGTGGGCAGTAAAGTTTCACGAGATGAGGGATACGAATCAAAAACAATTCGTCCAGGTTATATGAAGCCGAAAAGCAGCATTGATCCAAATAAGTTAGCTGTGCGCCCTGCTGGTGTGTCACCTGAGCAATACAATGCTTTTGGGGCGCGTAATATTAAAGTTAAACAGGCGATTGTAAATCAGGCTAAAGCTATTCGTGCACGTATTGAATGGCTTGCTGTTCAGGCAATCACAACGGGGAAAAATATCATTGAGGGCGATGGTATTGAACGTTATGAGCTGGACTGGAATATAAAACCACAAAATATCATCACTCAGTCTGGCGGTACTGAGTGGTCAGGTAAGGATAAAGAAACTTTTGATCCAAATGATGATATTGAGAGCTACGCAGAATTTAGTGAGGGCGTCACTAATATCATCATTATGGGTGGTAATGTATGGAAGAAATACCGTTCATTCAGAGCGATAAAAGAGGCTTTGGATACCCGTCGTGGTTCTAATTCCGAACTGGAAACGGCCCTTAAAGACCTTGGTGATTCGGTGAGTTTTAAAGGGTATATGGGCGATGTTGCGATTGTTGTTTACAGCGGGCGTTATACCGACGAGGACGGAACAGAAAAACATTTCCTTGATCCTGATTTGATGGTGCTTGGCAATACGGCTCTTCAGGGGATTGTCGCCTATGGCGGTATTCAGGATCCGGAGCTAATCCGAATGGGGCTGACTAAAGCCGAACTTGCACCGAAAAACTATATTGTGCCTGGTGATCCGGCTATTGAATATGTGCAGACACATTCAGCACCACAGCCAATACCGGCCCGCATCAATCGTTTTGTTACCGTTCGCATTGGCTAAGGGGGAGCAATGGCTACTCATTACACTGAACTCATGGCTGGCACTGAAGCACTGGTGACTACGCTGGGGATATTTTCAGCTAATAAAGGGGTAATTCCTGCATTTACGCCACTGATGCAGGAAGATGCAACAGGTGCACTGGTGGTATGGGATGGTTCGAGCGTAGGTAAAGCGGTTTATGTTTCCGCTGTACAAATCGACACAGCGAAAAAAACACAGGCACAGGTTTATAAGACAGGTGTTTTAAATGTTGATGCTCTGAACTGGCCTGAGTCTGTAAAAGAACTGTCGGCAAAGGTTGCCGCGTTTGTTGGCTCAGGTATTTCTGTTCAGCCGCTGGCTTGTGTGTAAAGGGGGATACAATGCAGAATCATTACAATGACCTTAAGCCAATTGCCGAAATGATGTATCCGGATCCAGCAGTAGAGGAATTAAAGGCTATTGCTGACAAAATGCGTTTAAGTGAACGCCTTGTTGATATGAATCAGGTGATGGAACTTACTACCCTTAGCCGTCGCACATTGCTAAACCTTGAGGCTCGCGGAGAGTTCCCCGAACGCGTACAGGTTACGGAAGGGCGTAAGGCCTGGTATTTAAGTGAAGTGATCGACTGGATAAACAATATTCCTCGATCTTCTGAATATTGCCGCGTACCTGTCCCAAAAAAGCCAGATGCGGCGCTATGCCTCAAGATTGAGCGTGTACGTCGCAATGCACGGGATGGTCGCTATAAGTTGATTGGTTGATGAAATTAGGGCCCGTTCTGGCTGGCGGGTCCTTTCCGGCGATCCGGTAGGCTACGGGGCGGCGACCTCGCGGGTTTTCGCTATTTATGAGCCTTTTTCGGGTGCTGGTGGTGGTTTTGTTGTTCGCTCTATCTCTATGAATAAAAAGGAAAAGATAAAGCCAATACACCAACCTGAAACATTACTTAAGTGGGGATATTGATGAAATCGCACCTGATGAACAAAAAAAACATGGCGCAAAGCTGCCGTGTAAGTGCGACAGCGTTCGACAAGTGGGGAGTGACTCCCGTTGAACGTAAAGGCCGCGAGGCGTTTTATGATGTTGCCAGCGTAATAGACAATCGGGTTAGCAATGCAATTAACCAGATTACAGACGACAAAGGCGAGATTGATGATGATGAACTTTTACGCGTAAGAATCAGATTAATGACGGCCCAGGCGGAAGCGCAGGAACTTAAAAACGAGCGCGAACGCGGCGAGGTGATTGATACAAAGTTTTGCATCTACGCGATTTCAAAACTAGCGAGTCAGATTTCTTCAATCATGGACAGCCTGCCGCTTGCCATGACAAGGAAGTTTCCCGACATGAAGCCGTCTATGCTGGATGGACTGAAAAAAGAAGTTATCAGAGCCCGTAACGCATGCGCAAAACTTGACGAAAACATACCGCTGATGCTGTCCGATTATCTGATGGAAACTGCCGGAAACGTACCGGATAAGTTGCAGCCGAATAAAGATAAGTAACGTAGTACGCTATGACTGAATCCGAAATACTGCGATTAATCCGCCGTGCTTGTGGAATCAGCAAGCAGCATGACGAACAGGCCACGCAGCCGGACAGCGTGACCGCAGATAATTATGTGCGTGTAGTGGCTGAGGTGATGCGCCGTGACGGTATTGAGCTTAACGGCGTGGATATGCGCAACATACGAACAAGAGTCCTTGAGTTGCTGGCATATCGTCGCCGTTCTCAACAACGGAGGGAGAGCGCGAAAAATACTTACCAGTGGAAGAAGCCGGAACGATTGCGGCGGTAACTTGCTGATATTCCCGATAACGCAAAATTGCGCTGGCTGACTTGTTGCATTGCAAAAAGTTAAGCAGGAAGGCACGGCCTGTAAGATGGGATGCAGTAAGTAGTTCAAGGCTACCTTGTGCTGGCACGCACAGTTAAGCCGTCGGTGCTGGATATCCCCCACTGGGGGAAAAGCTGGCTACATCCCTCACATCTGAGGACTGATAACGCGACATTGCGCTGGCTGGCAAAGTGCAAAATTGCACGATGGCCTAACCCATTGATTATTTCGAAAACCTGCAATGCAGGAAATCGGGGAAGTAAGCCTAAGCTATTGATTGTTTCGAAAACCCCCATTGGGGGATGTCGGGAAAGTAAGACTAACCCATTGATTCTTCCACAATCCTCAATTTGAGGAGGCCGGAACGTCTACATAGCTGCATCGCCGTAATGATGATTCAGCCCACCAGCCAAATCAGCACAGCAACGACAGAATAGCCCGACACAGAAAAACCACGAATATGGGGTTTTTGTTATGACATGGTCATGATGACCACTCATACAAAACAGGTAAAGCCCACCAGCCTGATTAAAGGTTAACCGGAAAAAAGCCAGGTATCCAATCTCGATATGGGGATCCCTATATCGACATTAACGCCCACTAAAACTGTGCATATATGCATAGAAAAAGCATCCACCAGCTTTATGACGGATGCCGCTCATCTTATAAATAATCGTGTATTGCAGTGTGTATTGCGACTCCTTTAAACGATAGGTCTGAGCATTCGTAATGTACTGTTTTTAAATTTTATTTTTTCCTGTCTTTTCATAAAGGCGATGTATGCCGCCACCATTGAGAGTGAGCTGGATACGCAGTCAGCGATGGATTTTATTCTGGGCGCGAACAGTCAGGAGCAGCGGGAAAGGCTGACCGGCTGGATTGGTGAAATTGCCGCGTATTACGCCGCAGCGCCGGTCCGGCTGGGAGGCGCAAAAGTACCGCACCTGATGCCGGGTGACTCACTGAACCTGCAGACGGCTCAGGACACGGATAACGGCTACTCCGTGTTTGAGCAGTCACTGCTGCGGTATATCGCTGCCGGGCTGGGTGTCTCGTATGAGCAGCTTTCCCGGAATTACGCCCAGATGAGCTACTCCACGGCACGGGCCAGCGCGAACGAGTCGTGGGCGCACTTTATGGGGCGGCGAAAATTCGTCGCATCCCGTCAGGCGAGCCAGATGTTTCTGTGCTGGCTGGAAGAGGCCATCGTTCGCCGCGTGGTGACGTTACCTTCAAAAGCGCGCTTCAGCTTTCAGGAAGCACGCAGTGCCTGGGGGAACTGCGACTGGATAGGCTCCGGTCGTATGGCCATCGATGGTCTGAAAGAAGTTCAGGAAGCGGTGATGCTGATAGAAGCCGGATTGAGTACCTACGAGAAAGAGTGCGCAAAACGCGGTGACGACTATCAGGAAATTTTTGCCCAGCAGGTCCGTGAAACGATGGAGCGCCGCGCAGCCGGTCTTAAACCGCCAGCCTGGGCGGCTGCGGCATTTGAATCCGGACTGCGACAATCAACAGAGGAGGAGAAGAGTGACAGCAGAGCTGCGTAATCTCCCGCATATTGCCAGCATGGCCTTTAATGAGCCGCTGATGCTTGAACCCGCCTATGCGCGGGTTTTCTTTTGTGCGCTTGCAGGCCAGCTTGGGATAAGCCGCCTGACGGATGCGGTGTCAGGTGACAGCCTGACTGCCGGAGAGTCACCCGCGACGCTGGCGTTATCCGGTGATGATGACGGGCCACGACAGGCCCGCAGTTATCAGGTCATGAATGGCATCGCCGTGCTGCCGGTGTCCGGCACGCTGGTCAGCCGGACGCGGGCGCTGCAGCCGTATTCGGGGATGACCGGTTACAACGGCATTATCGCCCGTCTGCAACAGGCTGCCAGCGATCCGATGGTGGACGGCATTCTGCTCGATATGGACACGCCAGGCGGAATGGTGGCGGGAGCATTTGACTGCGCTGACATCATCGCCCGTGTGCGTGACATAAAACCGGTATGGGCGCTGGCCAACGACATGAACTGCAGTGCAGGTCAGCTGCTTGCCAGTGCTGCCTCCCGGCGTCTGGTCACGCAGACCGCCCGGACAGGCTCCATCGGCGTCATGATGGCTCACAGTAATTACGGTGCTGCGCTGGAGAAACAGGGTGTGGAAATCACGCTGATTTACAGCGGCAGCCATAAGGTGGATGGCAACCCCTACAGCCATCTTCCGGATGACGTCCGGGAGACACTGCAGTCCCGGATGGACGCAACCCGCCAGATGTTTGCGCAGAAGGTGTCGGCATATACCGGCCTGTCTGTGCAGGCTGTGCTGGATACCGAGGCTGCAGTGTACAGCGGTCAGGAGGCCATTGATGCCGGACTGGCTGATGAACTTGTTAACAGCACCGATGCGATCACCGTCATGCGTGATGCACTGGATGCACGTAAATCCCGTCTCTCAGGAGGGCGAATGACCAAAGAGACTCAATCAACAACTGTTTCAGCCACTGCTTCGCAGGCTGACGTTACTGACATGGTGCCAGCGACGGAGGGCGAAAACGCCAGCGCGGCGCAACCGGACGTGAACGCGCAGATCACCGCAGCGGTTGCGGCAGAAAACAGCCGCATTATGGGGATCCTCAACTGTGAGGAGGCGCACGGACGCGAAGAACAGGCACGCGTGCTGGCAGAAACCCCCGGTATGACCGTGGAAACGGCCCGCCGCATTCTGGCCGCAGCGCCACAGAGTGCACAAGCGCGCAGTGACACTGCGCTGGATCGTCTGATGCAGGGTGCACCGGCACCGCTGGCTGCAGGTAACCCGGCATCTGATGCCGTTAACGATTTGCTGAACACACCAGTGTAAGGGATGTTTATGACGAGCAAAGAAACCTTTACCCATTACCAGCCGCTGGGCAACAGTGACCCGGCTCATACCGCAACCGCGCCAGGCGGATTGAGTGCGAAAGCGCCTGCAATGACCCCGCTGATGCTGGACACCTCCACCCGTAAGCTGGTTGCGTGGGATGGCACCACCGACGGTGCTGCTGTCGGCATTCTTGCTGTTGCTGCTGACCAGACCAGCACCACGCTGACGTTCTACAAGTCCGGCACGTTCCGTTATGAGGATGTGCTCTGGCCGGAGGCTGCCAGCGACGAGACGAAAAAACGGACCGCGTTTGCCGGAACGGCAATCAGCATCGTTTAACTTTACCCTTCATCACTAAAGGCCGCCTGTGCGGCTTTTTTTACGGGATTTTTTTATGTCGATGTACACAACCGCCCAGCTGCTGGCGGCAAATGAGCAGAAATTTAAGTTTGAACCGCTGTTTCTGCGTCTCTTTTTCCGTGAGAGCTATCCCTTCACCACGGAGAAAGTCTATCTCTCACAAATTCCGGGACTGGTAAACATGGCGCTGTACGTTTCGCCGATTGTTTCCGGTGAGGTTATCCGTTCCCGTGGCGGCTCCACCTCTGAATTTACGCCGGGATATGTCAAGCCGAAGCATGAAGTGAATCCGCAGATGACCCTGCGTCGCCTGCCGGATGAAGATCCGCAGAATCTGGCGGACCCGGCTTACCGTCGCCGTCGCATCATTATGCAGAACATGCGTGACGAAGAGCTGGCCATTGCCCAGGTCGAAGAGATGCAGGCCGTTTCTGCCGTGCTTAAAGGCAAATACACCATGACCGGTGAAGCCTTCGATCCGGTTGAGGTGGATATGGGCCGCAGTGCGGCGAATAACATCACGCAGTCCGGCGGCACGGAGTGGAGCAAGCGTGACAAGTCCACGTATGACCCGACCGACGATATCGAAGCCTACGCGCTGAACGCCAGCGGTGTGGTGAATATCATCGTGTTCGATCCGAAAGGCTGGGCGCTGTTCCGTTCCTTCAAAGCCGTCAAGGAGAAGCTGGATACCCGTCGCGGCTCTCATTCCGAGCTGGAGACAGCGGTAAAAGACCTGGGCGAAGCGGTGTCCTATAAGGGGATGTATGGCGATATGGCGATCGTCGTGTATTCCGGACAGTACGTGGAAAACGACGTCAAAAAGAACTTCCTGCCGGACAACACGATGTTGCTGGGGAACACTCAGGCACGTGGTCTGCGCACCTATGGCTGCATTCAGGATGCGGACGCACAGCGCGAAGGCATTAACGCCTCTGCCCGCTACCCGAAAAACTGGGTGACCACCGGCGATCCGGCGCGTGAGTTCACCATGATTCAGTCAGCACCGCTGATGCTGCTGGCTGACCCTGATGCGTTCGTGTCCGTACAACTGGCGTAATCGTGGCCCTTCGGGGCCATTTTCTCTCTGTGGAGGAGTCCATGACGAAAGATGAACTGATTGCCCGTCTCCGGTCGCTGGGTGAGCAACTGAACCGTGATGTCAGCCTGACGGGGACGAAAGAAGAACTGGCGCTCCGTGTGGCAGAGCTGGAAGAAGAGCTTGATGACACGGATGACACTGCCGGTCAGGACACCCCTCTCAGCCCGGAAAATGTGCTGACCGGGCATGAAAATGAGGCTGTATCAGCGCAGCCGGATACCGTGATTCAGGATGCGGCTGATCTGGTCACGGTCGTGGCACTGGTGACGCTGCATACTGATGCACTTCACGCCATCCGGGATGAACCTGTTGCATTTGTGCTGCCGGGAACGGCGTTCCGTGTCTCTGCCGGTGTGGCAGCTGAAATGACAGAGCGCGGCCTGGCCAGAATGCAATAACGGGAGGCGCTGTGGCTGATTTCGATAACCTGTTCGATGCTGCCATTGCCCGCGCCGATGAAACGATACGCGGGTACATGGGAACGTCAGCCACCATTACATCCGGTGAGCAGTCCGGTGCTGTGATACGTGGTGTTTTTGATGATCCTGAAAATATCAGCTATGCCGGTCCTGGCGTGCGCGTTGAAGGCTCCAGCCCGTCCCTGTTTGTCCGGACTGATGATGTGCGGCAGCTGCGGCGTGGAGACACGCTGACCATCGGTGAGGAAAACTTCTGGGTAGATCGGGTTTCGCCGGATGATGGCGGAAGCTGTCATCTCTGGCTTGGTCGGGGCGTACCGCCTGCCGTTAACCGTCGCCGCTGAAAGGGGGATGTATGGCCATAAAAGGTCTTGAGCAGGCCGTTGAAAACCTCAGCCGTATCAGCAAAACGGCGGTGCCTGGTGCCGCCGCAATGGCCATTAACCGCGTTGCTTCATCCGCGATATCGCAGTCGGCGTCACAGGTTGCCCGTGAGACAAAGGTACGCCGGAAACTGGTAAAGGAAAGGGCCAGGCTGAAAAGGGCCACGGTCAAAAATCCGCAGGCCAGAATCAAAGTTAACCGGGGGGATTTGCCCGTAATCAAGCTGGGTAATGCGCGGGTTGTCCTGTCCCGCCGCAGGCGTCGTAAAAAGGGGCAGCGTTCATCCCTGAAAGGTGGCGGCAGCGTGCTTGTGGTGGGTAACCGTCGTATTCCCGGCGCGTTTATTCAGCAACTGAAAAATGGCCGGTGGCATGTCATGCAGCGTGTGGCCGGGAAAAACCGTTACCCCATTGATGTGGTGAAAATTCCGATGTCGGTGCCGCTGACCACGGCGTTTAAACAGAATATTGAACGGATACGGCGTGAACGTCTTCCGAAAGAGCTGGGCTATGCGCTGCAGCATCAACTGAGAATGGTAATAAAGCGATGAAACATACTGAACTCCGTGCAGCCGTACTGGATGCACTGGAGAAGCATGACACCGGGGCGACGCTTTTTGATGGTCGCCCCGCTGTTTTTGATGAGGAAGATTTTCCGGCAATTGCCGTTTATCTCACCGGCGCTGAATACACGGGCGAAGAGCTGGACAGCGATACCTGGCAGGCGGAGCTGCATATTGAAGTTTTCCTGCCTGCTCAGGTGCCGGATTCAGAGCTGGATTCGTGGATGGAGTCCCGGATTTATCCGGTGATGAGCGATATCCCGGCACTGTCAGATTTGATCACCAATATGGTGGCCAGCGGCTATGACTACCGGCGCGACGATGATGCGGGCCTGTGGAGTTCAGCCGATCTGACTTATGTCATTACCTATGAAATGTGAGGACGCTATGCCTGTACCAAATCCTACAATGCCGGTGAAAGGGGCCGGGACCACACTGTGGGTTTATAAGGGGAACGGTGACCCTTATGCGAACCCGCTTTCAGACGTTGACTGGTCGCGTCTGGCAAAAGTTAAAGACCTGACGCCCGGCGAACTGACCGCTGAGTCCTATGACGACAGCTATCTCGATGATGAAGATGCGGACTGGACTGCGACCGGGCAGGGGCAGAAATCTGCCGGAGATACCAGCTTCACGCTGGCGTGGATGCCCGGAGAGCAGGGGCAGCAGGCGCTGCTGGCGTGGTTTAATGAAGGTGATACCCGTGCCTATAAAATCCGCTTCCCTAACGGCACGGTCGATGTGTTCCGTGGCTGGGTCAGCAGTATCGGTAAGGCGGTGACGGCGAAGGAAGTGATCACCCGCACGGTGAAGGTCACCAATGTGGGACGCCCGTCGATGGCAGAAGATCGCAGCACGGTAACAGCGGCCACCGGCATGACGGTAACGCCAGCCAGTGCTTCCGTAGTGAAAGGGCAGAGCACCACGCTGACCGTGGCATTCCAGCCGGAAGGCGTAACCGACAAGAGCTTCCGTGCGGTGTCTTCGGATAAAACAAAAGCCACCGTGTCGGTCAGTGGTATGACCATCACCGTGAACGGCGTTGCTGCAGGCAAGGTCAACATTCCGGTTGTATCCGGTAATGGTGAGTTTGCTGCGGTTGCAGAAATCACCGTCACCGCCAGCTAATCCGGAGAGTCAGCGATGTTCCTGAAAACCGAATCATTTGAATATAACGGCGTGACCGTCACGCTTTCTGAACTGTCAGCCCTGCAGCGTATTGAGCATCTTGCCCTGATGAAACGGCAGGCAGAACAGGCGGGATCCGACAGCAACCGGCAGGTTACTGTGGAAGACGTCATCAGAACCGGCGCGTTTCTGGTGGCGATGTCCCTGTGGCATAACCATCCGAAGAAGACGCAGATGCCGTCCATGAATGAAGCCGTTAAACAGATTGAGCAGGAAGTGCTTACCACCTGGCCCACAGAGGCAATTTCTCATGCTGAAAACGTGGTGTACCGGCTGTCCGGTATGTATGAGTTTGTGGTGAATAATGCCCCCGAACAGGCAGAGGACGCCGGGCCTGCAGAGCCTGTTTCTGCGGGAAAGTGTTCGACGGTGAGCTGAGTTTTGCCCTGAAACTGGCGCGTGAGATGGGGCGACCCGACTGGCGCGCCATGCTTGCCGGGATGTCATCCACGGAGTATGCCGACTGGCACCGCTTTTACAGTACCCATTATTTTCATGATGTTCTGCTGGATATGCACTTTTCCGGGCTGACGTACACCGTGCTCAGCCTGTTTATCAGCGATCCGGATATGCATCCGCTGGATTTCAGTCTGCTGAACCGGTGTGAGGCTGACGAAGAGCCTGAAGGTGATGTGCTGATGCAGAAAGCGGCAGGGCTTGCCGGAGGTGTTCGTTTTGGTCCGGACGGGAATGAAGTTATCCCCGCCTCCCCGGATGTGGCGGACATGACGGAGGATGACGTAATGCTGATGACAGTATCAGAAGGGATCGCAGGAGGAGTCCGGTATGGCTGAACCGGTAGGCGATCTGGTCGTTGATTTAAGTCTGGATGCGGCCAGATTTGACGAGCAGATGGCCAGAGTCAGGCGTCATTTTTCCGGTACGGAAAGTGATGCGAAAAAAACAGCGGCAGTCGTTGAACAGTCAATGAACCGGCAGGCGCTGGCTGCACAGAAAGCGGGGATTTCCGTCGGGCAGTATAAAGCCGCCATGCGTATGCTGCCTGCACAGTTCACCGACGTGGCCACGCAGCTTGCAGGCGGGCAAAGTCCGTGGCTGATCCTGCTGCAACAGGGTGGTCAGGTGAAGGACTCCTTCGGCGGGATGATCCCCATGTTCAGGGGGCTTGCCGGTGCGATCACCCTGCCGATGGTCGGGGCCACCTCGCTGGCGGTGGCGACCGGTGCGCTGGCGTATGCCTGGTATCAGGGCAACTCAACCCTGTCCGATTTCAACAAAACGCTGGTCCTTTCCGGTAATCAGTCGGGTCTGACGGCAGATCGTATGCTGGTCCTGTCCAGAGCCGGGCAGGCCGCAGGGCTGACGTTTAACCAGACCAGCGAGTCACTCAGCGCACTGGTTAAGGCGGGGGTAAGCGGCGAGGCTCAGATTGCGTCCATCAGCCAGAGTGTGGCGCGTTTCTCCTCTGCATCCGGTGTGGAGGTGGACAAGGTCGCTGAAGCCTTCGGGAAGCTGACCACTGACCCGACGTCGGGGCTGACAGCGATGGCGCGCCAGTTCCATAACGTGACGGCGGTGCAGATTGCGTATGTTGCTCAGTTGCAGCGTTCCGGCGATGAAGCCGGGGCATTGCAGGCGGCGAACGAGGCCGCAACGAAAGGGTTTGATGACCAGACCCGACGCCTGAAAGAGAACATGGGCACGCTGGAGACCTGGGCAGGCAGGACAGCACGGGCATTCAAATCCATGTGGGATGCTGTGCTGGATATTGGTCGTCCTGATACCGCTCAGGAGATGCTGATTAAGGCAGAGGCTGCGTTTAAGAAAGCGGACGACATCTGGAATCTGCGCAAGGATGATTATTTTGTTAACGATGAAGCGCGGGCGCGTTACTGGGATGATCGTGAAAAGGCCCGTCTTGCGCTTGAAGCCGCCCGAAAGAAGGCTGAACAGCAGAGTCAACAGGACAAAAATGCGCAGCAGCAGAGCGATACCGAAGCGTCACGGCTGAAATATACCGAAGAGGCGCAGAAGGCTTACGAACGGCTGCAGACGCCGCTGGAGAAATATACCGCCCGTCAGGAAGAACTGAACAAGGCACTGAAAGACGGGAAAATCCTGCAGGCAGATTACAACACGCTGATGGCGGCGGCGAAAAAGGATTATGAAGCGACGCTGAAAAAGCCGAAACAGTCCGGCGTGAAGGTGTCTGCGGGCGATCGTCAGGAAGACAATGCTCATGCTGCCCTGCTGACGCTTCAGGCAGAACTCCGGACACTGGAGAAGCATGCCGGAGCGAATGAGAAAATCAGCCAGCAGCGCCGGGATTTGTGGAAGGCAGAAAGTCAGTTCGCGGTACTGGAGGAGGCGGCACAACGTCGCCAGCTGTCCGCACAGGAGAAATCCCTGCTGGCGCATAAAGATGAGACGCTGGAGTACAAACGCCAGCTGGCTGCACTTGGCGATAAGGTCACGTATCAGGAGCACCTGAATGCGCTGGCGCAGCAGGCGGATAAGTTCGCACAGCAACAACGGGCAAAACGGACAGCCATTGATGCGAAAAACCGGGGGCTGACTGACCGGCAGGCAGCGCGGGAAGCCACAGAACAGCGCCTGAAGGAACAGTATGGCGATAATTCGCTGGCGCTGAATAACGTCATGTCAGAGCAGAAAAAGACCTGGGCGGCTGAAGACCAGCTTCGTGGGAGCTGGATGGCAGGCCTCAAGTCCGGCTGGAGTGAGTGGGAAGAGAGCGCCACGGACAGTATGTCGCAGGTTAAAAGTGCTGCCACGCAGACCTTTGATGGTATTGCACAGAATATGGCGGCGATGCTGACCGGCAGTGAGCAGAACTGGCGCAGCTTCACCCGTTCCGTGCTGTCCATGATGACAGAAATTCTGCTTAAGCAGGCAATGGTGGGGATTGTCGGGAGTATCGGCAGCGCCATTGGCGGGGCTGTTGGTGGCGGCGCATCAGCGTCAGGTGATACAGCCATTCAGGCAGCTGCGGCGAAATTCCATTTTGCGACCGGAGGATTTACGGGAACCGGCGGCAAATATGAGCCAGCGGGGATTGTTCACCGTGGTGAATTTGTCTTCACGAAGGAGGCAACCAGCCGGATTGGCGTGGGGAATCTCTACCGGCTGATGCGCGGCTATGCCACCGGTGGTTATGTCGGTACACCGGGCAGCCTGGCGGACAGCCGGTCGCAGGCGTCCGGGAAGTTTGAGCAGAATAACCATGTGGTGATTAATAACGACGGCACGAACGGTCAGATAGGTCCGGCTGCTCTGAAGGCGGTGTATGACATGGCCCGCAAGGGTGCCCGTGATGAAATTCAGACACAGATGCGTGATGGTGGCCTGTTCTCCGGAGGTGGACGATGAAAACCTTCCGCTGGAAAGTGAAACCCGGTATGGATGTGGCTTCGGCCCCTTCCGTCAGGAAGGTGCGCTTTGGTGATGGCTATTCCCAGCGAGCGCCTGCCGGGCTGAATGCCGACCTGAAAACGTACAGCGTGACGCTTTCTGTTCCCCGTTGGGAGGCCGCGGCGCTGGAGTCGTTTCTGGCTGAGCATGGGGGCTGGAAGGCCTTTCTGTGGACGCCGCCTTATGGCTACCGGCAGATAAAGGTGACCTGCGCAAAATGGTCGTCGCGGGTCAGTATGTTGCGTGTTGAGTTCAGCGCAGAGTTTGAACAGGTGGTGAACTGATGCAGGATATCCGACAGGAAACACTGAATGAATGTACCCGTGCGGAGCAGTCTGCCAGCGTGGTGCTCTGGGAAATCGATCTGACAGAGGTTGGTGGAGAACGTTATTTTTTCTGTAATGAGCAGAACGAAAAAGGTGAGCCGGTCACCTGGCAGGGGCGACAGTATCAGGCGTATCCCATTCAGGGGAGTGGTTTCGAACTGAATGGCAAAGGCACCAGTACGCGCCCCACGCTGACGGTTTCTAACCTGTATGGCATGGTCACCGGGATGGCGGAAGATCTGCAGAGTCTGGTCGGCGGAACGGTGGTCAGGCGTAAGGTTTATGCCCGTTTTCTGGATGCGGTGAACTTCGTCAACGGAAACAGCGACGCCGATCCGGAGCAGGAGGTGATCAGCCGCTG